CTGCCCCCAGACCTGCAAGCCCTGCACCAAATAGTTCCCCTACTCTGGATCTCTCAGTAGGCTGAACGATCCCCTGTCCTGTGTATGATTGCTGTGAAAATGCCATAGTGTTTTATTGTTATGCTAACCCTCCTATGATAGAGCCTAGACCCTTCATTGCTCCTGAAGCAACTCCTGCTCTAGCATTGGCTGAAGCTATGCTTGCATTCAGTGCTGCATTGTAGTTACCAGCGGCAAGGCTTCCTGCGTAAGCTGATTCAGGGTTGAACACTTGCTGCGGGGCCATACCTTGACCCTGCGCTGCAAACCCTTGAGCTGCTCCCATACCTACACCGGGCTTACCTAGAATGGCCATAAACGGATCCGCTGATGTGGCAGCGTTAAGACCTACCACCTGTGAAGCAAAAGCTTGTCTTCTTCTCTGCAGTTGTTCTGCCTGCAGTCCTTTAATAAGAGCCTCCTGCCCTACGTCTGCCATACCGTAGCCCATACCTCGAGCTGCTTGAGCTCCTCTAACCTGCTGCTGGATCTCTCGTGACAATGCTGGTGGTAATGCAGCCCCTGCAGCCAGCTCGGACTGAGCCTGCCTGTTGAGCTCTGCCATCAATGCGGCCTGCTCTGGGTTGGCTTGCCTGAAGGCCTCAGTGGCTCTAGGACCTAGTCTTTCAACTGCGGCTATGTCGCCTTCCCTTGTGACATCAAGTCCAGCCACATCAGCTCTGGCGAGCCCGGGCATTATGTCCTGCTCATAGAGCTCAAGAAGACCGGGAGTCCCTTGACTACCTCTCATGACATCCCTGAGAATCTCAAGGTTAAGTCTTGCCTCTGCTGGTCTGCCGTATTCCTGACTAGCCTCTGCAGCGTAGAGCTCTGGTGCGAGGTCTATCTGCGCCTGCAAAGTGTCTCTTGTTTCTTTCGCGTAATCCCGTGGGGGAGGAGCGTCTGCGCTATACATTCCCATAATTGTCTGTCTGGTATTGCCTGTGTAGTTTTGTGAATTCTCTCATCGCCTTCCAGCCGCCGCACAGGTAAACGGTTGCAAATATAACCTCGTGATATTGACTCTTGAGCACATCAGAGTGTGCTCTCTTTACTTCTACGTCTGACTTCTCCCACTTATTTGCGTCAAGCCAAGCGTTGCAGCTCATAATAATTAGGGGTAGGAGAAAGCTGCTGTTGGCTATATAAAATTGATTGCTTGTGAGTGTGACCATCCAGTCCATCTCGGCCTTGATTACATCCTCGTCATTGATCTTCTTATCGCCGTCAATGAAGTCATCAATGTCATGAGACCTTGTGGCGAATGTCTCCACGAACAACCACGCCTGCTCATTGTTATGAGTCAGACGCATGAAGTCTTCTTTTATGGAGTGGTCGAAGTGCATTAAGAAAGCTTTATGATCTGAATGTGACTGTAGATCTCTGCTCTGCCGAGTGACGCAGCTCTGCCTAGGCCAAAGTCTGGTTCCCCTTCATCAGCTCTAAATCTTAATTCAAAGGTTTTCTGGCCGCTTATCTGAAATACTCCTGCAACATTTGACCAATAGGTCTCAGTGTCAGAGCTACCGAAGTAAACAGATGATCCGTTAATTTGAGTCTGACCATCCGTTACGTTGTAGAGCCAACCTACTATGTTGCCCGTATCGTTGCCGGGGACTTTTGCCTGCACTGCGTAGGTTCCTGCCTCAAGTATGAACTGATTTGAACTTAAGCTCGTGACGATGCTGTTAGGGTCAGACAGAGTGTTAAGCACTCTGGTTGTGTCCGTGTTTGCGTTAGATGTTCCCGCATGAACCGAGTTAAGTTGCTGTTCCCATATTTGAGCTGCAGCTATGGAAAGCGATGATTTAGCTTCCCACTGTATAGCACCAGTAGAGTCTGTGCTTATAAACTTGTCAGCCCCGTCTGTGTTTAGCTGACTAATGTTAATTGTGTCAGTGCCGTCTTGCGCTGCCCACTCAGGGTTAGCTCCTGCTCCTTTGGTTTTCAGGAATTGACCGTCACTGCCCGGGGACAGCTTAACAAGGTCGCCGTCAGCGTTGTAATACAGTAGCTGCCCTTGAGTCCCAGCCTCTAACTTAGTCAGGTTGAGATTGTGATCACTGATCTTACTATTGATGTCGATTCCTTGCTCCAGCTTCGACGTAAGCACAGCACCGTCTGTGATCTGATTGGAGTCAATCGATCCTGTGAATGTGATTGCGGGAGCTCCGAGAGCATTGAGCTTAGTGTAGGTTACCTTTTCTCCGTCAGAGAAATTGTATCCCACGCCTACGTTTACTGATAGTGGCATAATATTAAGCTGTTATTATTTTGTGACCCGATGCGGCCATATAAAACTTAGAGGGAGTAAAAGAGTTTGAGGTTGTTGTGTTAGTTTCTCTTATCCCAACAAAAACGTAATCGTTCTGATGCAATTCTACATGTGACACAATGCTTATATTTCTAACATCTGAATTACCTACCAAGCGAATCGTTTGCTCAGGTTGAGGAATGTAAGTAGTCGTATTAGCGGATGCGTCTTTCTTTGCTATTGTGAACGTAAGCTCCGTGTCTGAATTCGTTGAGACTTTTCCTGAGATACTAATGGTTACCTCTGCGTTGATAGGGGTTAAACCTGTGTATTTTAATTGACCATTGGATGCCTGTTCAAAATCGATCATGTTAGAAGCAGTCGATGTGGTCACGCTTAAGTTAGTGTAACCCGCCCCAACGGAAGTGGCAGAAGCTGAAGTTCTGTAAATTGCTCCGAAGGGATTTACCTCAGATAACGCATTCTGCGGATACCATTTCTGGGCGACATTGCTAATTACTGTCAGAGTTTCGCCGGGGCTAATGCTGACATTACTGATCCCTGCTGGACCCCAGTCGCTACTGCTTATCACTACTACAGCCGCAGATGCGTTTACTATATTCTTAACAGTGACGTATCCTGATACTGGCTGCGTAAGCGTGTAAGCAGTTCCTGTGCTTATTATATTATACAGCTTAGTGTCACTGACAGTATTACTGCTGGTGTCATTGTAGGTCTGCCTGAAAGTGTGTGGAGCGTTGAGCGATACCTCAGGGTTTCCGCTTCCGTCTCCGTTTGCGACTGTGAGCCCTGTAGCCCCTGTAATACTCCTGACGTTGGCGGCCCCGCTGCCGTCAATTGATACAAGACCTGCCGCCCCGCTTAGGTTATCTATTGAGCGAATGTTTCCATTCGCATAGTTAAGCTGCTCGAGAGCAGTGATGAATTCTGCGCGAGTAACTGAGTCCGAAGGTATCGGCCCGTTGACTGCGTCCACTACAAAGTTTGATGTGCTATCTGGCATAATCTTTTTACCAAAGTCCTGCGTGTGTTCCTTCTCGCCTCTGTCCCGGCGTAGCTCCTGATGTCACGCTGTGAAGCCTGACTCTCCCGCTGATCCCTTCAATCTTTACCTGAAAGTAAGCGCCTCTTCTATCGACTCTCATCTTGTGCGTCCAGTATTGGTAGAGGTCAAGCTGAGTGCCTGCCGTTCCCAGCACTGTCCCCGGGTCTGCGCTCTCTGTGTCCAGAATAACTGAGTAGTCCTCTCTGCCGGGAGTCTCGTGAGAGTCATCCAGATTCTGAATGTCCCAGTCACTCATTGCAAAGGTCATGTATTTAGTTCTGGTGTAGCTGGCGTTGTTGACTATGACAGACTCCTCTTTTACACCGTCCACAATTCCTGTGACCTTGTATTCTGGATCCCACGTTGACATGAACACTTGCGCCTGCTGGAAGCGCCTCCTGTTCCCCGCTTCAAACCCATAGCCTCTGGTTTTAATCATGAAAGCTATCGGCCTGTCTTCGATCTTAATTGTGTCAGAGCATATAGCCTGCAGATAGGGATCCACATTGCCAAAGGGATCCTTGATGCTCACAAGGATTGGTGAAGTGCTCTCGAAATGAACTCCACAGCCATTGTCTGTGTCTGTTGTGTTTCCTGAATACCATCCGTCTTGCGTGAATCCTGTGAACAGGTTTGCTCCAGCGATCTCGCAATGATCTGCTTGCTGCTCGTCACCAACTCCCCATAGCCAACCGTCCTCAGGATCATTTGTGTTAACCGTGAGTGGCTCGATAATCTCCAGCCCTCCGTCATCGGTTATTTCTGCGTCAGCGTCATCAACTACTTCACGCTTGCGAGTAGCACGAACTGTTGTGCCGTTATTGATCGTGACTTGAGTCCCTTCTGAGACATGACCATTGACTACAAGGTCACATGTGTAAGTGCCTTGAACAATCGGCCTGCCTTCCTGCTCCGCGTATTCATAGAGGCCAACGATGCCGTCATAGTCCACGTAGTAGAGATGCTCCGATCCCTGAAAGTCTGCTACAAATAAATACTTAATCTTTATTGCGTCTCCCGTGTCGTAGCCTGACCACGCTTGATTAATGAAATCGTAGACAAGCACAGCATTGTTCTGCTGGCCGCCATCAATGGGGACACTTAAGTAGTATCTGTTGCGCCAGTAAGCTGCAGAGGCTGTCTCTTTGGCTACCCTGAAATCAATCCTGTCAATGAGTGGCTGTATAGGTGTGCTCTGGGGCTCTGATATGCCCTGCAGCTTGTTTTGCTCTGTGAGCATTAAACTAACCACGCCTCGCTGGGAAAGGAACCACAGGTCATTTCCTGCGCTTGCTACAGACCTTGTTCCTACGATCCCGTATTCTGTTGTGACTTGATCGAGGACAGCATTTGTTCCCCAGTCACCTACCAGATTGGACACGGTGTAAATGCTCGTGTCCTTGAAGATAACAACTGTCTGATCATTGAACTTAAAGATCCTGCGAATGTTGTCGCTGTCACCTTGGTTGATCTTGAATGAACTGTAGACAGGATCGTAGTTTGTGTAAGAAAGAATATCTGAAACAGCTACGTGATCTGACTTGTATCCTGCCCCGGGCCTGTGCGGAACAAGGAGCCTGTTCTGGAAGAATAGAGTGGTATCTGAATTAGGTATTGAGTCAGTGCCATCATCTGCATCAGGGGCCTCTACAAAGCCTTCTTCAAACGAGGACAATACAAGATGCTTTTCATCTGGTCCCCTTGAGAGAATGACTTTATCGAATGCCTGAGTGAACCAGTATTTTGACACTGTGTTACTGCTAGTAAAATCTGACGTAGGAACAGTCAGTCCAACGCTACAAGGAATAGGCTCAATGTTGTTTCCGTATCTAGCTCGATACAGGCTAACTATAATTCCATCAAGAGATGCCGCGATCAGGACCCAGTCATTGCCATTAGGATCGTTCCAGACTCCTACTCCGTAGACTTGACCGAGAGTTGTGCTGATCTGCCTCCCCCAGTTTATATCGCCCTCTCCCCATTCAATAGGCCACTCAAAACCGTAACGGTTAAACCACGTAAGCGGCATAACTCCCTTGCGGGGCTCTGCTACTCCGTAGCGGAAGCGAGCATTGACAGCTTCTGAAACCAATCCAGCGGGAAGCATATGAGGCTGCTGCCTCATGTCTACACCTACAAATCCGTTGTCCCCTGCCGTAATTGGCGGGTCATCGTTGGCGGTGTAGTTTCTGTCTTCTCTCATGTATAAAATCCAATTTTACTTAAGACTGAGTCTAGCTTTTTATTGCTGCTCTCCCAGTTGAGCTTCATTCCTCGCTCTGAAGCTCTCAACGCTTTTGCTACACCTCTCTCGTTTCGGACCTCCCTCATTCGGTCTATCAAGCTGTCCTGTTTAGGGACTGCCCAGAGACCGCCATTAGAGTAATGCGCCTCAGACTCTCTCAAGTCAAAGTCAACAGGGTAACCTACTGACTCATCAAAGAACTCTGTAATTCCCCCGAAGGGAACTGCAATGACTGGCCTCCCTGTGGCCATAGCCTCATGCTGCATGAGACCCCATCCCTCGCCTTTTGATGCACTCACAAAGCAATCAAGCCCTGCATACCAGTTAGCCAGATCTTTCCTTGTCCAGAACTGACGAGTAAAACTTATTCTGTCATCATCGACATCCATTACAGGGTCATCGGGGAAACACTTAATGCTTAACCTGACATCTTTTACCCTCTTAGGGAATGCTTTCTTCCACGCCCTTAGAACGTCCTCAAAGCCTTTCCTGCAGCCTCCTGCCGCTGTCCTTCCCGCTACACCAAAAACAAACTCAGAGCCCTGTTTCTGTGGCCTGTAGTGGAAGACATCTGTGTCTATCCCCATAGGAACCTTGACCATTGTCTTCCTTATTCCTCGTGCTCTCCCACATTGTGTTATACACAAGCTGCTTTTTTCCTGTAGGACTAAACGATGGGCAATGAACAATCATCTCCCAGTCATCCTGCTGCTCCTTATGCACAACAGACTCCATCACCACTCTCGGTATAGGAGCCTTACCTGCCTCGCTTCGCACTGGCCAACAGTGTATGTCACGGCCTAATTTAGTGAGTCCCTCAATGACTCTTATTAAATGCAATGAATAGCTGCTGTAGCCATCCACCACTCCTCGCACCACACCTCGTCTTGTTCTCAAATATCAACCTCGTAGTTTGCCTCGTTCGTGTTCCAGATCTCTGAGCATACTCACAACATCCAGTCTTTCTGACTCAGAGATTCTGCTGTTCAATTTGCCTTCCAGTTTCTTGATCTGTTTAGCAATCGCATTGTCAGCAGCCGATAGGGTCAGCTTAACAGCATTGCTCGAGTTAACAATTCTTTTGGCAACCCAAAACAACAGCAGTATTCCTACGGCGTAGTAAACCAGACTGATGCCCCCGGGAAGACTGTTCTCGAGAGCAGATAAAGAAAACTGGTCGCCATTGCCGCGCTCGTTATTGTCAACAGTCCAGTCAACGCGAGTCTGACCATCGTGTCCCTGCGCCGCAGAAAACACAGCAGTGATCCTCTCGTTTTGGTCTCTCGACCATTTTTCACTAACTTCTGTCGTAGCATTTGTCTGTCTCTGCATTTCAGGCATCCCCACACATCCCGTTAAAAGACATGCAGCAGCTCCAGCGATTGCAGCGGCCTCTTTAAATATCTGTTTCGGCGTCTTTGTTATCATCGCATTTTCCTTTTCTGGCATTGACGTAGTGGTGCCAGACAAGAGCTGCTTTACCTACCATATAAGTCAGCGTGGCAAACGCTATAAGAAGCCTTAGAATGGATGTCTCGTTGGTTACAGCGATGCCTAAGAAGGCA